ATGGCTTTAACTGAAGTGTGGCTGAAAGCTAATAACGGCAAGGCACGTGATAAAGTTGAAGAAATAGCAGATCGGGATTCAATGAGTGTCAGAATCTCACTTAAAGGTAAAATTGTATTCCAGTTGAGATATCGATTTGCTGGAAAAGCTGAACGCTTAGACTTGGGCACCTACCCTCATATGTCACTCAAAGATGCACGCATTAAAGCTGGTGAAATGCGGTCGCTTTTAGATAAAGGAATGAACCCTAAAGTTGAAGTTCGTGTACAGCAGCAAAAATATATCGATGCAAGCACATTTGAAGAAGTTTTTAATGATTGGTATGAAAGTTATTGCCTGAAGAAGAAAACTTCCGCCCAACAAATTAAGAATACCTTTGAGCAACACGTAATTCCTGAAGTTGGCGATTTACCAGTTGACAGAATTACATTGCAACAATGGTTAGCTTTACTTGAAGAACTAGCTGATGAAGTACCTTCTATCGCAGATCGGGTTTTAACGAATGCAAAACAGGTTCTTAAGTGGGCTAAAAAAAGACAGTTACTTGAAGTAAATGTTTTATCTGACATCTATGCCAAGGAAGATTTAGGCATTGAGCGAAATAGAGGAACCAGATTTCTTTCTGATGAAGAAATTAAAATGGTTTTGATGGCTATTGAAGAATCAAATATTTTGCCTAAAAACAAAATTTTCTTAAAACTATGTTTAATGTTTGGTTGTAGAAATGGCGAACTCAGAAAAGCCAAAAAGACAGATTTCGATTTAAAAAGAAAAGTATGGGTTGTTCCTGTAGTAAACAATAAGACTGGCAAGAAAACTGGTCGTGAAATTATTCGCCCTATTTTACCTGAAATGGAGGCATTAATTGTCGAGGCTTTTGAATACAGCACTTGTGAGTACTTCTTAACTAATGACAGTGAAGCAACCCCTATGAGCCATGGTTCTTCAAATTCATTGCCTGGTTATGTAATGGAACGCCTTAGAAGACATCATGATTATCACATGAAACATTGGTCGCTTCATGATCTACGAAGAACTGCTCGTACTAATTTCAGTGCATTTACATCGCGTGATGTTGCACAACTCATGATTGGTCATGTAATGTCTGGTGAACAAGGTACTTATGATTATTATGAGTACCTACCCCAGCAAACTGAAGCATATGCAAAATGGTTAGAAAAAATTAAATCACTTACTAAATAATTGAGAATTAAGAAATGAAATATTGGGTTTACTTTTATATCGAGCATACAATTAAATATGGTGAACCTTTCTATAAAGAATCTGGGTGGTCTTTGGGTTTTAAGAATAATTATATTGTTGTAAGTTTGATGCATAGCTGACGAAGGTTTATTAAATAATTTTAGAGGGATCTTAAAATGTGTGCTAATTACGAACCAATACATTTTATAAAACGAAACAAGTCTATTTTGCTTCGTTTTATATAAATTAAAAATATATTTATTTACATTGGCTCAACATATCAAGTTTGTTATTTACTACCTGAGTTTTTACATCCAGCAAACTTAACAAACTTGGGAATAAATTATCCTGACTTAACTTTTGTTTAGTTTGTTGGCTTAAACAATTCACTTGAGCAAGATTATGTTGTTTCCAACTTTCAGAGAACCACATAATCATTGGTACATGTGTTTGTTGGCTCGGTGCGATTGCATAAGGTGAACCATGTAAATATAAACCATGTTCTCCGGTTGATTCGCCATGATCAGATAAATACCATAAACCTGTCTGATATTTTGATATTTCTTTTAGAGTATTAATCATTTGGCTTAATACATGGTCTGTATATACGATTGTATTATCATAACTATTTAGCAATTCGGTTTGCGAACAGCCCTGTATCGCATTCGTATCACAAGTCGGTTTAAATGGTTGATATGCCTCAGGCGCACGCTTGTAATATGCAGGTCCATGACTACCCACCTGATGTAAAACAATCAAACGTGGGCGATCATCATCTTTGGCAATAGTAGCCAAATACTGCTTTAAGCTGTCAATGAGAATGTCATCATAACATTCGCCATCTTTACACCATTTTTTCTTTAAGTTTTCAGGAATTTGGTATTGCTCAACGCGATCACATGCACCTTTACAACCCGAGTTATTATCAATCCAAGTTACTTGGTAACCCGCACGTTTTGCAATATCTAGTAAACCTTCGCGGTGACTAGCTAATTGCTCATCATAATCTACACGTGGCATACCCGAGAACATACATGGTACAGAAACCGCTGTTGCCGTACCACATGAGCTCACTTGAGAGAAGTTGAAAATATCTTGTTTAGAAAGCTCCGGATTCGTATTTTTTGCATACCCATTTAGAGAGAAACTTTCGGCACGTGCCGTTTCACCTACAACAAGTATCATTAACTTAGGGAGGTTCTTTTGTACGCGCTGAACTTGGTGAGCATCTTGTCCATATATCACAAGAGGCAGATTTTTCTTCGGAGCCTTCTTATGATAGTAAGACATAAGCGATGAAATACTATTTTGCGGTGAAATCATCCCTTTTAAATCACGATGCTCACGAAATATTGCAGCAAAATCGACATAGTAAGTAAAAAGTAAAACACCGACCACGGCCAATGAAGCTACCAGTGAAAATACCTTCTTCAATAACAACCGTGATACTTTTTCTTGTTTAAATTTAACTTGAGAAATTAAAAAAATGGGCAAAATAACAAAAAAAACTGTCCATAAAACAAAGCGTAAAGAGATTAGATCGGTAACTTCCGAAACATCGGTCTGCACCATATTTTGAATTTGGTCGGGTGAAATAATGATACCCAATGTGTTTACAAAATAAGAGCTAAAGCCACCAATAAATATCAATAAAATTGCAAAGATTTTGGCAGTCCATTTCCAATTTATTAATTGAAAAATTAAATTATATGCCGCTATTAAAATAACTAATGTCGCCCCTAAGAAAAGAACTGACTTAATACCATTATAAGGTGTAAGTTGATGGATTTTTTTAAAAAAACCTATATTCAGAAATAAACCTAGCCAGATAGATAAAAGCAAATTAAAATTTAATAGTGTAATATTATTACATATCTCTTTGAATTTTAAAAAATTTACTAGCATTTAAAAACCACTAAATATTAAAAACTCGAAATCTTAGCTAGTAAAACTTAAATAGAAATTAAAAAATGAGCTTAGTAACCAATAAGAATACAAAGCTATATTATTAAAAACAAATCTTTAAGCTCATCTTAATTTTAAAAATTTATTGTTTGATAAATTTATCATTTGAGACTCTTAGATGAATAATTCAAGTCATGAAATGAGTGAGTATATAACTAAAGTCCCCCAAGTTACCCTTCTATTCTGGATTACTAAAATCTTCGCAACTACTTTTGGTGAAACTGGCGGAGATAGTTTTTCAATGTCATTGAAACTTGGGTATTTAACTAGTACTTTTATTTTTGCCATAGTTTTTATTATCTTATTGATCTGTCAAATTAAGGCAAAAAGTTATAAACCATATTTATATTGGTTTACCATTATTGCGAGTACAACTGTTGGTACAACATTAGCAGACTTTGTCACTCGATCTTTAGGTATTGGTTATAGTGGAGGAAGTAGCTTACTCCTCGGCTTAGTCATCTTCTCATTATTGGGTTGGTATAAAGTTGAAGGCAGCGTCTCCCCTCATACCGTTAATAAACCTAAATCAGAAGTCTTTTATTGGTTAACAATTACCTTTAGCCAAACTTTGGGTACAGCTCTTGGTGACTGGTCAGCAGATACGATTGGATTAGGCTATAGTGGCGGGATTGCTCTTTTCTCAGCACTCGACCTCGGGATATGTCTTACACAATATGTCTCGCTTTATATTCAAAGCTACTTCTCGGTTCTCTAGAGCATTAAGCATCGTATCAATCTGCTGACTAGCTTGCATGAATTGCTCTTCAACTGAAGGAGGATGCGGTTTAGTTTCAGCTTGTTGTTTAGTGCAGCTAACTAATAGAACCAAAGAAATAGTTAACCCCAATGAATATAAAAGCTTTTCTAACATATAAGTATAAGATATAAATCATTGTAAATATTATATATTTCTATCAACTAAAATTCAGTAATTAAAATAGCTATCAATAAGATAGCTATTAATTAACTTTGCTTTTGGATGAAATCTTTTTAAGTGCTTCATCCAGAAACAGGTTATCCAAAGCAAAAACACAGTCATTAAAAATATGAGTAGCCACAGGCAAATCATTATACTCAGCATAGACATTGATTGCATGCTGGTCTAATGATAACGGGATGCTCTGTTCATACCGTCTGGATCGGCATATAGTGCTAAATGCCGAAAGAATGGATTCAGCCACATACGAATATTCTGGCGGATCCGGAATGTGGCCACCTAAGAATTTGATTTGTTCGATTTCGTGCGGCGTTTTCGACGCATACGTTTTTTGGTATTTGTAGAGCTCGATGACTTTCCCAGAATTAAAGCCTTGTCCTTGTCTGCATCTTCCTGAATCTTCTGGGCTTGTTCTTTAATGAATAGCCAGATTGAAATGCCAATATCACCAAGATTAAGAAGCTTTGAGGCATTCTCCGGTGTATATGGCTTTTCAGACTCAACAGTTTTACCATCTACGATTTCGGCAAATACCACACCTTTCCAGTCTTCGATTAAGTGGGCGGCGCAAGCATCCATTAAAAGCTCGTGGTAAAGCTTGGCATCTTCATCTTTGACCATCACATCATAGCCTTTAGACGAGATCTGGTTTCCTGCTCGTTCAATAGCTACCTGAAAAGGCTTATAAGCGATACCACGGACTTTAAAGTCAGCCTGTACCTCTCCATCAATCCCTTTGTATTCACACCATTTTGATACGTCTGAGCTTTTAATAATTCCGACTTTTAAAGCCATAACTACCTCTGAAATTTTAGAAATAAAAAAGCCCATGGCATTCCATGAGCTTTAAGATTGATTATTAAAAATTAGACAAGAGAACGAATGATCATTGGACTTGTACGGACCTGAGCAAAGTTAATATCAATAGTAATGATATCGTCACCGCCACCATCTGGATGATTAGCTTCTTTGACTTCAAGCTGAGGGAAGTTCCATGAATACTTACTCCCCTTACTGTCTGTGATATCAAAAGTCAGTGTGAAGATATCTCGCGTTTTAATTGCATCAATCCAAGCTGCCGAAGTTGCCGAGAACATGAAGTTGGCATTTACGCCAATATCCATCATTTTCTCTAAATAAAACTCTGGTGTGTACGAACCTGAGCCAATACAACGAATAGCTTCAAGATTGTTGTTAAAGTTAATGGTGAGTGTCTGCAGACAAGCTTTACCCTGAATCGACTGCCCATTAATAAGTAACTTTTCAACATTTGGCATGCTGACAAGTGGGCGTGTTGAAGCCGGAATAGGATTAATAACTGGATTGACTTGCTGTCGTGTGAATGAGCTGCCTACAAGACCAAAGTTGCCAGTAATCTTACCCGTTGTCTGGATGGTCATTTCACCCGTATTCACTTGAATACCGCGATAAATAAAGACTTGGCCAATATCTTCAAAGACTTTTACTAAGGTAAGAGATTTACGTACTCCACCACCAAAACTTAAAGCATTTGCAGCCCAGTTATTGAAAGCTAAAACATTTAAGAATAAATCGAAGGTACCTAACGAGAGCCCAGTAATCTGCTACAAGATCAGCAATCGCACCCAATGGGTCATCACCAGATAATGCTTTAGACAAATCATTTGCACCCCAAGCCTTACCACGGGCATGCAAAATAGCAATATCTTTACCAGCCGTGATGTTATTTACCCCAAGAGCTTTACCATCTGAAAGTACTTCGGACTCACCGCTTAAATCATTCCAGAAAGGAATATTTACTGTGGTACCGCCTTCTGTACCAAAAGCAACTTTTTCATCAAGCTCCCCAACAATGCCTGACTGCCATAAAGCAGACTTCTCGGCAGTCTTATTTAATACGTACGGAGTAAATAACTCAGGTACGATTACATCAGCAATTTTTGTCTCAGCCATTAGGCTTTACTCCTTAAAGTTTAATACCGTGTTTTGCCGCTAGCTCTTTAGCTAGTTGCGGATTTTCATTTCGTAATTGCGCCAATTTGGTCATATTTACCGTGCCATCTGCTTTGAGAATGTCTGGCTGACCTTTTGAATTGTTGCTACCTGGTGCACCCATACCATTTGGTTTTGGCCAGAAATACGGTTTTTGCTCACGTAGAGATTCAACCCACTCTTTTGGCGATAATGCTGTTTGGCCATCTTTACCAATGACCACGTCCCCATTTTCATCAACTGCTACTGCTTTGCCGTTTTCATCTAATGCAAATTTTGACTGAGCTAAAAAGGCAATATCGGCAGTAGCTTCTGGCAATGCTTCAAGCTCAACAGCAGCCTGTACAATTTGGCTTTGAATCACTGATTGCTTGAACTTTTGTGCATAAGCTTCGGCTTTATCAGCACGTTCTTTTTCGGCCTTCAGTAACTTTTCATGTTCTTCACGCATCTTCTCGGTGCGCTTCTGAATCACTTCGTTAACCTTGCCTTCCGCGATTAATTTGGCTTCTTCGTCTTGGTCAATTTGAGCAAAGACTTTTTTGACAATTTCAGGATCAATACCTTCAAATTGTTTCTGAAGCTTTTGAAGTTCCAATTTTGCATTCTTAGCAGCATCTCGCTCGCTTTGAAGTGCAGATTTCAAACCTTTTGGATCTTCATAACCTTCTAAATCAAGGCGAAACTTCCCGTTTTCCTCGATATATAAAGCTCGGTGTTCTTCTTTGATTGCATCAAGTGAATCAACAATAAATGGCAATGACATGTTCAAACCTCTCGTTTGATTTGGGTAAAGCCTTATCTCAAGGCATTAAAAAAGCGCCCCTAAGGACGCTAAATTTCGATTGAAAACTTAGTAATTTGTTGCAAATAAACGGTAGCCTTCTAGCTCCCAAAGTTTATTTTCAGCTGACTTTTCTGCATTTCCACGAGCCATACGCTCACCAATTTCAGCATCAAAGTTTTCAGCATTCACACATGCACTAAAACCCGTTGCTAAGAAAAACTTTCCATCTAAAAATGCATGGACAAAAGTAGATGTCGTGCCACCGGGGCGTTGCTCAACCGTATATGTAACACGCTCCATCAATGAATCAATTTGCGCTTTAGTTACTCGGGGTGCCACAGACTTTTCAGCTAACTCTTGCTCTGTTACTTCTTTGATCATTTTCTTCTCACAAAAAAAGCACCCGAAGGTGCTAAGGTTAAAAATTAAGTTCTAATTGATGAGTGCAATTGCTTTTAATCTTTCAAAAGTAAAACCATAAATTGCCATGGCTCTTGAAATCTTAATTTGAAGAAATGGCACCAGAATTAATTTTGTGCTCAGAATATATTGAGCATCTGACATAGTGATTTGCTTTTCAGACATTTGTAATACCTTTCGCTACATTTCCTTTGTTTGATTTGGCCTTGGTGCATCACTCACTAAGCGAACACCATGAGCACCATATGCTTCAAAAGTTACAGTAATTGTTGCGGGTCCATTTAAGGCATCAGAATTCATCTGTACTGCTCTTTGTCCAGCTAGAGGTTGTCCAGTTTCTTCATCACAAATAACCAGATAACCTTTCAAAGTAGGGTGACGCTTTAGCACTAAATGTCTTGACTCACTCATAAGCCCAACTCCTTAAAGGTTTGCTCATCCAACTTTCGAAGTTGGTTCAATGTGTAAAGTCGCCCTTCAGGATCGAAGAACTTATCAAAATCAAATTTCCCTTCCTTATAGAGCTTGTAACGCTTTGGTCCTAACCATTCTCTTTGAAAGAAATCGTCTGTCTTTTTGAAGAACTCTTTAAAAGTGGTGTTGGCATCCAACTGCCCTATTAATTGGCTTCGCTCATCTTTTGGAATATCCTTTACTCTTCGCTCATCCATTACAAATGGGCGTTCACCGACAAGTCGACCGTCTTTCTCTACAGGTACCAGAATACTTCGGCAATTGGGATGCAACGGCGGTACCCGTTTCGCTGGGTCGTTTATTTCCCAAACTGAACCATCCAGAGATGCACAAAGTTTTGATGTCCTTCCGTCAAGCGTTGCAACCAATCGGACATATTCAAAACCAATCTGATCAAAGCTCTTTAGATATGCTTGGTTGGCCACATGACTTCGCACAGTTCTTACGGTTCGTTCAATATCCGTCTTGGTACTGCTTAAAATGCCATCCTCATAATTAAGCCTTTTGGTGCCGCGAATACGTTGAACAATTTCCTGATTAGTTTTACCTGAGTTAATACCATCCCGAATTGCATACTCAACCTTTTGACGAGCATTTTCAGCAATTCTGGATAGCAGGTCATCAACAAGAGCACCGCCTACCAATGGTATTTTTTTAGCTGCGGCATATAGCTTTTCACCATTTGGCTTTTTGATCTTGCCGCCATATAGCTTCGCCGTGTAATTAGCTTCATAAACAGCCAAGGCAGTAGCAGAAACAGCGAAAGCTTCAGGTAATGCAGTATTTAGCCCAATAAACCACTGAGCAATCAGATCACGAATTTCTTTAAGATTAGCTGTAGTGTACTGCCCACTTGCTAGAGCCACCTTTTCAGAATCATTTAATTCATCAAGCAAATCCCGAAGCTTGGCCAACATTAATGTCGACTCATCATTAAAGATTTTTAATAGCTCATTAACAGATTGAGAAGACACCCGATATAAATACGCCTGATGTTGGGTAAGTATTTCAATCAGCGATTTATCTTCTTTTGAAGCCATGCGTCACCTCTACAAAGGAGTGTTATCTCGCTCTATTTCTACCCGCTTCACTTCTTCCTGATAGTCGTGAGCTGGTAATTTACCTGTCATCAGGTATTCCCAATATGTGCGGAAAGAGTTTTTCCCTGAAATAGCACCCTCATAAAGCTGTTTTGCAAGATTAATATCCGTGACCTGCACAATAAACTCAGGTTCAACTGTAAATGAATATTTTGTCGAATCCAGCTTTAACCACTGCGCTGCATACTTAATGGCTTGTTCAATTGCTGCAGCTGCACACATCACGATACTGTGAAGACTTGCTTGCTGATCGTCTTGCCGTGCACGGCGCGCTTCACCTGATTCCTGTGTATTGGTATCAACTACTTTAGCCCCAGCTTCTAATGCTGAATTCTTTTGCGCATCCATTTCCTTTTTAGTGAGTTCAATGCCGTTACCTGAAATTTCTAAATAACCACATTGTGAATTTGGAGGAAGACTCCAGACAGCCATAACACCAGTAACGCTAATATCATCATCATCGTCATCATCAAGGCCACTAATCCAAGGCTGCGGATGAGCTGTATGGTGAAGTGACTGGTAATAATCTGCACTAAGTTGGTAATACTTCAGAGCAGCCTTGGCCATTGTAAGCAATGGTACCGTACCAACATCAGGCGAATTATCAATCGTGCCGCAAAAAACAAACGGCGTGAATGAAAGTTGGTTACCCCCTAAATCAGGCGTTTTATCTTCTTCAATAGATCCATCAAATAAACGGACAGTTAGCGCACCGTCTACCATAGATAAAACACGGTGGACCGTTTTCGTATCATGGCCAAATTCATCTTCACTATTATCAAATTGCTCCTCGAGCACTAACAGTTTTAGATCTTTACGACCACCGATACTGTTTTCCTTCCAGTTGATAATAGATAACGCATCATATAAGGCGAAATATGGCACTCCGTTAGCATCAACATCGACAAGCAGCCCACAGCGCCCAAACTCTAGCAACTCTGAACAAATGCGAATAAAGAGCTGTTTAAGCCCAAAACCGTCATTTGTTGCATTCTCTATCAATCCTTTAAGTAGAGAACTTTCAATCACAATATTCGGCTCAAGCTTTGAAACTAACCCGATCATTGTGCGTAATGCGTCCTGAACCCATAGCGGATACTGAGCTCGACTTAGATAGGCCTTATAAATCTCTCCAGTCGTATCACCTTGCTTTTCAGCCTCAATCATTCCGGCCGATTTAGCTAGGTACTTTGTTTGTGCCTGTTTGATCTGCTCTTCACCAGCAACGGCGTCACGCATAATCAACCAGCTTTTTTGTGCAGCAATATACTGCGGATGTTTATCAGTAACTGCCATAAAAACACCAATAAAAAAGCACCTGAAAAGGTGCGTTGTTTAACGAGAAAAACCAGCGATTGTGCGCCGTTTAAATACTTTCTGAATGATGATCGGAAAACGTTTAGCTAATGGATATCCACCAGCATCACCAACGTGGTCCAATCCTGCAGTCTTATCTGGCATGCCGAAGCTGTCATATACTTGTTGTTCTAGAGTGGCCGTAAAGTTAGGACATTTGTTTGTGTTTACTTTGAGGTGTCTTTCGCCATCGGCATTCAGGATCTGGGCATTAACTGCATTGATACGGTCTTTAATGCCCGGGTTCACCCCATTCACTTCAACCTTAAATCCATTTTTCTTTAAAATTGCATGATCGGATTCGCTAAATCCCTTTGAAGAAGTTGCTTGCCCTGAAGCGTCTGGTATCACAGTAATATCATGATCAGGAAAGCGCTCTTTAATCAAATAACACATAGTCGGGGTATCTCTGACTCCTACCAATTCATCCAATGCTCTTGGCTTCCCTTCTCTAATAACGTAAACAACAGCAGCCATCTTAAGTACGTTAAAGTCCATACCTATAAGTAATGGCTCATCCTTTTTAATTTCCTCATCAGTATGATTTAAAGTACGATCGAAGTCAGGATAAACAGCACCACTGGTTAAGTTTACAAATTGCCCTTTCAAATAAGCAGAAATGAGTTGGGGCGGATACGATTCAAATAACGATGAAATATAATCGTCTGGTAAATTTGCTTCATTGTCATATGTTGATGCTTGAATCATTCCATAAAGGCTTCGCTTAGCTTCTGATTTATTCGCCTCTTTAACGAATTGTTCATAAGTAAACTTAAATCCCTCTGGCGTAGTGGCCACATCGATACCATTTAACAAACCAGCTTGCTTGTAACGCATACGGGCAATAATCTTACGCCATGCTTGTTGTGCTTTATTCATGGCCATAACATCTAGCTCATCAATCAAAGCATGACCTATTTTAAAACCAACAATTGTGGCAGGCTTCTCCATCGAGCGACAAATGATAGTGGTTCGATATTGACGGCCATAATATATATCCACCTCTTTATTGGTTTCATATACCTTAGTTTTAAGCCCCCAGTCGAATGCAACTTCTTCAATTGTAGGAAAGAAAATATCTCGGATCTGAGGGTAAGTTGGTGCAAAGTAACCTAAAGGCACTTTTGGAAACTCCCAAGCTTTATTACACAAGCTTGAGCAACCAACCCAAGTTTTTCCAGATCCAAAGCCAGCAACAAACGCTCGGAATTTCTTTTCCATCTGTAAAAAATTAGCCTGAGGTACATTCAGCGTCGGATTGATGTTCGGCATCTTTTTTACTCGCATCTACAACTTGAATGGTTACTTTTACTGGTGTTGGATCATCGCCCCCCTCACCATCACCCGATCTTATCTTTTCAATCTCAAGTTGTTTCAACTCAAGATCTAGCAACTGCAATGAATGGCCCTGCATCTCATCTTTAACTTGCTTAATAATGTTCTGCCTTGTGACTTTGTTTTTAGTCGAGTCATACATTTTCTGCAGCTCATTAATGCGAAATGCTTTGTTAGCCAAAGGGATATCGAAAATATTGTTCTTAAATTCCTCTCGAGTTTTTTCGAACAATAGCTTAAATTTTTCGCTTAAGTTTTTCCCAGCAGCTTTCGTTGGGTCATATAGCTGAACCTGTTTTCGATCAATTTCAATGTTAAATTCTTGCTTGACAGCATCCGCAACCTGTTGGGGTGTATCCATGCATGCAAGAGCTTGAACAATATAGATTTTCACTTGTTCTTTTAATGCTGCCATACCCCTACCTTTGTCTAGCTACGTCTAGCAAAATAGACAAAAAAAAGAGCCCAAAGGCTCAACTTATTAAACATGTTCCACAACACTTGGAAATATTTACATCTGATACAAACGGCGCTTGTTTTGCTACTTCAATAAGTCGCTTCACGTTCTCGTCTGCTCCCCACCGTTTGGTAACACCAATAAATTCTTCAACGTCATGACCTGCCAAGTAATGCTTTGGTAAGCCAGTCATTTCACTGTAAAGAGCTTCGCCGTCTTCATCACGTTCAACCCCAATGTGATAAAGCTCATGTTCGATTAAAGCGCAAAAGTCTCTGTCAGTAGCTTGGTCGCAATAACTAGCATCAATTGTTATTAGATATACAGGCACATAGCCAAACCAATCACGCATTTGCTGCTCTTGGCGAGCTTTCTTCCAACCACCTTGGTTAAACATCACCTTTTCACATTGGCCTAGAACCATGCGTTTTTTAGCTACACATGCGGATGAAGCCCATGCACAGGCTAGAAATTCTTCATTGTCGTGAAGTAGCTCAGCAATATGATCATGATCGGGGTTATGTAAAGGACCACCAATAGTTAAAAAGTTTGTGATCACCCAATTCATTAAGTCAGGTGCTGGAGCTAATCTAATTGCTTCATCCTCTTCGGCTTTATCAATCAAGTCCTGTGGTGGGAATGGTCTGATCTGTTCCATCTTCAATTCTCGCTAATTCGCTTTTAATCCAGTTAATTGCATAACCTGATTCAATTTGGTGAGGTTCATGACGCTCAAATTCATAACCTCGGTCTAGAGCTAGTTCATATTTATTAAATGAATTTGCAATCTTTTTACCCCCGCGACCAACTGCCCAAGGACTGCCAGCAATTTCTATAAGAAGATTCAACTTCACAATATAAAAATCGAACCGCCAATTTTTAGTTGATTCAAATTGAAATTTTCTTCGGTATCCAATTCGATGCTCTTCTAATTCTTGAAATAATGTTTCTTCAGCTTCGAGATATTTTTCTTTAGCCTTGGGCAATGGTCTGCTTTTAGGTTTGGTTTTAGGTTCTTTTTTCCGAGTAAGCCAAAAGTATTCTGTAGAATCCATTATTCTCACCCATAAAAAAACCGCCCTTAGGCGGTGGCTAAACTCACAGGCAATATAGTATTACTTCTTAAAAGTTGCCTTATAAAGCTTTGAATTAAAGTAATCCGTAATTTCTTTACCTTCGTTTTGAATTTTTTCCTCATTTAAGGGTAAAAAATCTAATTCAGATTTGAAGCTCATATACTCTGGAATAAATTTCTTTATAGGCGGAGGTGGTTTAGGTCCACCTTCTGTAATTTTTTCGATAAATCCAGCTAACCATAAAATATACTCACCTTCTGAATTATGAGGAGGAATCAAACTCACATCTATTTTTACTTTACATTCATCTAATTGTTTACTAAACAATTCAACAAAATCAATAAAATTATATTTTAATTTAAATTCTGTTCCCTCAATTTCTCTGCGTATACATGTCATAAGTAAGTTCATATTTTCAATACAGTCATGTGAAAACAATTCCTCATCTTTAATTTTGTTATAAATATTTTCCGCAAACATGAGATACTGTGGCATTTCGGCAGCTCCTCATTTTTATAAAGTATTTTTCTTAAGGTAGTCCTATTATAACAATGTTGCAACAAGAAATTTTCCATTTTTAGTTTAAGGAAATTTTAAAAATTATAAAAACGATTATATTCAATAAATTAGTACGAATAAAAGCTAGGGAAGTTTGATTTTTCTATTGAGCTTTAAAATGGATTATTGTGTTTAAATTATCAATTTAAAAAGCTTGCCTAGTAGGCAAGCTCCCCCTTTTTTGATATTTGCGCTGATCAATAAGGTTTAGTGTTACTTAAAGCAACACACTGATAATACTGAAATATTTAAAAATAAAAAAGCCCACTTCCTATTTTTATTCAGAAATGGGCTTAGCGAAAAAAAACGCTTAGACCTGAAATAGGAAATATCTATTCGGAAATATCTCCAACTTCATATTGGCATAATATTTAAGCACTAGCAATAGGGACTGAATTAAAAATATCAAATATTCATATTTAAATAGATAAAGATTTCTTTTTTTGAATGGTTTTATTTTTAGCCTACATAATTTTTTTACTTATCAAGACTTATAAAGAATATGTGCCCATCAATAGGTAATACTTAATAAGGTCTTATGTGTAGTAACCATTAGGCTCTAGAGAGTAAGAAATCACACTGACTAAAAATAAAAAATAAAAAATAATTAATTTTCAATATTAATGATCATATACTGCAAAGTTATGTATATTCCAACTTCTCCATTGTTGAGTGCCTCATATAAGTCTTCATCAACGAAATCTCCAGATTCATCATATAGCCATTTATGAATTTGAATAATTTGTATATTCCCTTTTTTGTCTATTCTTGCTATTGGGTCTATTACGGACCGAACTATCACTTTCTTCTTCGTCTTAACATCGAGCAATGTGATAATTGTCATTTTAAAATCCTTATAAATATCCTGTATAACAACTACTCTCAATCAATAAAGATTTTTATATTTAAATTACTTAAATAGCAATCTTTTCAATCTAAAAAATAAATTAAAAACACTTCAATAGTATGTGCCTATTAGAAAAGATACCTTAAATATTCTACTAGCAATAAAAACCGCTTTAAGGGCGGTTCATCTAAAATTCACAGGTACTTAATGAAGATTTTTTTTCTGTCTTTGCATCTTTCTGGGCTCACAAATTTTTCCAATAAAGTTAGTTAACCACAAAATACTTTCTTCACGATCTTCAAAATGAGGTATAAGGCTTAAATCTACTTTTATTTTGCGATCAGCTAAAGGCAAACTTAAACAATGTTCAAAGTCTATTGAGCTGTACTTCAATTTGAGTCTTTTTTCTGCAGCTTGATTCTTTATCTCAGCCATAATGCGATTTAGATTAACAATCAAATTATTTGAAATTTTATTATTTTCATATACCCGTTCGTAAACTGTCTCAGCTACATCAATGTAATTTATTAGCTCTACATTCTCATTCATAGCATTTGTACTCCGTTTTTTTAATTATTCTCCTAAAATCATGTTTATTTGAGTTACCTAATGCATCATCTAAGTAAATATTGTTTAAATTCGATTAATTTAATTTTAAATAAATTATTGAATTAATAATATAATTATTGGATTTTATAATATTTTTATACATCTTTATCCTTAGCAAATTCAATTAAAATTTAATAAAAAGCCCCGCCAATAATCGATATTTAGCGGGGCCATTTGCGCCGTAATACGTCCGGCAAACGATAAAACTAGTTTTTAGGTGATCTAATGATATTTAGAACTTTCTCAGACATATCATGTAAGTCAGATCCAATTGGCAGCCAAAAATGATAGTTAATGTTGTCGCGGTTAAAAACTTGCTTGTAGTACTCAGTTTTAAAAGATGGGTCGATATCAGAAGCTTTTAGTAATCTGCCTTCTTTCTCTATCTTTTGCCCATCTAGTTCACCACCAACACAGATATTCAT